TGGCTTCCAGCGTCGGCTGGTTCGTATAGACCGCCATCGATCAACCCTTCTGGCTAGTGTACCTGCTCTGCATGGTGCCGAAGCCGCCGCGGCGCTGGTTTTCGTTGTACTGACTAAGCCCCTCGCCAACGCCCTGCTTGACCAGCGTGCGGATGTGGTCGTCGCCGCTCGCGCCGCTGATTTGAACCTGCAGGACGCCAGGCTGTACGTTGCTGTTCGCCGACGTTCCGCGTCCATTAAGACGAGGTGCACGCGGGGCGCCAACCACGCCGCCGTTGGCATACCCGCGAAGGCGCTCGAGCGTAGGCACGCCAATGCGGCTGACCGCAGCAGCGTCGAATACGTATTCGCCCTTATGGACGATGCCCGCAGGTGTGTACTTGCCGCCAGTACCGGTAAAGCCGCCCTTGTCGTAGAGGCCGATTCCGCCACTCATCCATGCCGAGGCGAACTGACTCGACCCTGAGAAAAGCCCCATGCCGTATTTGGTGAGACTGCCTAAAATGCCGCCGCCACCACCGTTAGCCATCAATGCCTGCGGGATACTTTGCAGGGTGGATGGCGCCAATCGCGTGAGCGCGCTTAATGTCGGAAACGGCCGACTTGTAATTATTGATTGTTGCGAACAGCGGCGAGTAGCGAGCGCGAAGGCGCTCAAGTTCCTTGCCCTGGTCGGCCAGAGCGCCGCTCCACTCCTTGGTGCCTCGCGTGCCAATCCCGACCATGCCGTCGATGCGCTTTTGCAGCGCAGACGACATGGAATTGTCGATGCCGCGACCAAGATCATTGAACTGCTTTTCGACCTTGCCGGTGGTCGAAGATATGTCTGCCTCGAGCCGCTTCAGGCTCCGTTTGACCGTAGCAAGGTCGGTGCTGATGGAAATTACAAGATCATCTGTCTTTTCAACCATCAGGCGAATATCCTAGAAGTGGAAAAGCCCGCGTGGTGGCGGGCTGAGGGGGATGGCAAATGGATGGATGGCTGAAGACGCTAATCGCCTGCGCATGCATGATAGTGATCGCAGGTGGTGGCTGGTACGCCTGGGGAGAGTTTTCCGACCATCGCGAGCGCTCTGCGAAAGCGGACCTGATGAAGCGCGTTCGAAACGAACTCTTCATGCTCGCGAGCGCTAGCGAAAGTGAGCCGGAAAAAGTTCGCGAGATGTGCTCCGTCATTCGAGAAAAGCCGGACACATTCAGCGACAAAGACTTTGCGGCTCGGACACTCCGCAACTGCAGGGCGCTCGGCTTTATCTAACCGTACTTCGCCAGCAGTGCGTTCATTTCCCCGCCAGACGGGGCGCTCTGCTCACCCTCTGCACCATTTGCTTCATTGCGGCCGTGGATTGCCTCAAAGAACTCGGTCAGGGAGGCGTCCCAAAAATCAGCGGGACGCCAGCCAAGACCACCGAGCGCAATGCGCATCCAGTCGCGCCAAGGGAATGGCGCGCTTACTTCGTCACGTCCGCGACCGCTTCGACGTTTCCCTCTTCACCATCATCGAAATGATGTGCGAGAGCGGCGTTGAACGCCGCTGCGCAGTCCTTAAAGTGCTTCAACTTGAGCTTCTGAATCGCAGCAAGCCGATCGCCTTTGATGGTCAGCAATTCAATGCCGGCCAACACAGCGGCCGCCTCAACGCCAGACAGGCGCATGAAGAGATCCTGAAAGGACTTGCAGTCCAGCCTCGTCGACACAGCGGCAAGGCCACCCATGCTGGCAGCGATGACGAGTTCAACTCCGTCGATCGTCAGCAGAACTTCGCCGCGGGCGCCGTTTACCATTACGCTCTCCTCTTTAGCCATGGATTACACCTCTGCCGTAAAGGTCAGCTCTCCGGCCGCGACGAAGGTCGCGCTGAACTCCATGTTCGGCTCAACGTCGCCACTGAATTCAAAGTCCGTGACCATCCAAGAGCCCTCGTAGGTGCCGTCGCCAGGAACGACGACCTGCGCATTGAAGGCGCTGGACGCGCGAACAAAGCCCATGAAGGTCGTCATTGCGGCGCCCGCAACGAACGCTCCAGAACCAGAGAAGGTGCGGTTCGAGATGCCGGGACGGCTGGTCTTCTGTACCGGGCCGCCAGGATTAGTGCAGCTCGGCACGGTGGTGTCGATCTCGTTCGCCGACATGTTGAAGCTGCGCGTCTTCAGGCCGCAGAGGTTGCTGAAGACTTCCGGCGTAGCGCCGTCGCCGATTTTGATGAGAAGCAGTCTGCCAAGTTGCTGACCAGTTGCCATATGTTAGGTTCCTTCGTGTATGAAAAAACCCGGCAGATGGCCGGGTCGCTTTGGTGATTTTGGTGATGTGTGTAGCTGCAGACGCGCTGCCGCTACGGCTTCTCAACATTGGCCACGAAGTCGATGACCGCGTGAGATGTAAGCCCGTCGGGATCGCGAAATACCCGCGTCTGGCGGTGCATGATTGAGATCAGGCGGTTTGTTACGAGCGTCAGCGGTGCCAAGTGCAGGGAATCCGCCATTGCATCAGCGATCCGCTTAACTTCCGGAAAGCCGACAGATCTCGACCAACCGTGCATCGTCACGTAGATTTCGCCGCCGCTGATGCATGTAGCGTCGTCACGCAAGAACTGCGCTTCGCCGATGGTCACATAGGGGTACGTTACAGGGTCAGGTGGCTGGTCGTAGACACGCCCAGAGATCAGCGCCGTCAAGGCAGCATCTGCCTTCAGGCGCGCTACTATGGCGACCTGCAGTTCCCATTCTGGACTAGCCATCAGCGTTTACCCCGCGCTTCCCTGACGCCTTTGTTAACGGCCGCCAGCAGTTTGCGGCGCGCCGCTTTACGGTAGGCTCGCCACGTATGAAAGACGTGCGGTTGCGCGGCTGTGCCTGGGTGCATCTGCGTTTCGCCGCTAAAACTGATGTTGCCTCCGCCTGGGGCGACATTGTGCGGGGCAGTTCCAAATTCCAAGAAACGCCAGATGTATTCGGCGAAGACTCCGGTTGCATCCTTGTCTTTGGTCTGCGTAATGCCGATCTGCTTTTTGTCCGGGTTATCCGCCAGCCGAGCGCCTTGGATGCTGGCCGCGTAGTTGCCAGTTGCACCACGAGGTGCTTTTGCGGCAATGCGGGTGGCTGCTTCCTTGGCAATCTCGAGCTTCGCCTCGGCTGCGTACTTCTCGACAGCAGGCGCTAGCTCGTTCAGCCTTCGCGTAAGGGCCTCACGGCCCAAAATCTTCGCCTTGAACGCCATTACGTCGCCACCCCATCATCAACCAACAGGTCGAGCCACGCGTTTTTCTGGTCTGGGTTGGTAACGGTCCTGATGTTCATGATGCGCGACGCGTTCCGAGCATCCACGATGCGCCATGAGGTGGTCACCTCACGCGCAGCAGCGCAACTGCGAATTCGAACCGTGTAGGGCTGCACGCCAACCAGCCTGGCCGCCTGCACAGGCTCGCCTCCCCTGAGCGGGATCAGCTCGGCCGCGGCTGTGAAGACGGTTTCGTACGGTCCTGAGACTTCATTCCCAGCCCCGTCGTCAAGGGCCTCACGTTTCTGAAAGTGCAGCCTTTGATGCATGCGGCCGGCGCTTGGTTTCTTGGCCATCCGTGTTCTCCTTGCGAGGCGCCGCAACCTTCACCGCGGCGCCCTTGCTGATGACCTCGTCGGCGCAAGCCCTCGTGACGTTGAGCGTCATTCCGGCTTTATAGGCGATGGTGAAGCCAGGCTGGACCCAATAAAAATCCCTCTTGAACTCCACCCAGGCCATTAGGCGAGCGTCACGCCGGGATCTTGGACGTCGACGGCAAGAACGGTCGTGCTCTTCGCAATACCAACCTGAACAGCGTCCATCCCAGTCGTTAGATCTGCGCGAGGGCAAAGGCCGCCAGCCGTGCCGCTGAGCCAGTAGTCGGTTCCCGCGACCAGCGTGGCGCCGATCGTGATGTCACCGGCCTTGTGGATGGAGACGGGCTGGTTCAGCGAGGCGCCATTCAGTGCAATGCCGTGCACCTGCCGCGTGCCAGTGCCGTTGTTGTCGGAGAGAAGCCACTTGTTTGTGGCTGCGTCCAAATAAATCGCCTGGCCAGCCGTTATGGTCGCGCCAGCAGTGCCAACGTCGCGCGTGGAGTTCGTGCCGGCAATTACGCTCGCCGCGGTGATAACTAGATCTGCCAATGGTTCATTCCTTTTGCAGTGCTAATGCCGCGATGGCGGCCGCCTTGAATAATTCTCCCGCATCGGTCAGGACGCGGCGGTCATTTTAATTGCCGTCGGTAGCGATCTTGAAGAACAGTCGCCACTGATAGGTGGTCATGTAGACGGCCTGAACGAACAGATAGCCTTCCGCCGCCTGATCATTCACAAACTTATGCATGGCCTTTGCGCCGCCGTCGAATTCAACAACCTTGTACATCACGGTTACTTCACCCTGACTTTGAGTTTGACCGTCTGGTCGTAGGTTCGCCCGCCGGTCGTCACGACGCGATTGAGCAATTCGTAATTCACCCCTGCCGTCCCTGCTGATAGCCAGACGGTAGACAGTGTGTCTGTGTTGCTGCTGGCGCCGATTGTCAGGCCAACGCCGCTTGCCAACGTCCACGTTGACGCGCTGATCGTGTCGTCAACGAGCAGTGCGGACCAATCGAGCGAGTAATCTTTGACCTCATCCGGATCTTTGACCGGCGTCCATGAAATGCTCATTGCTGTCCCCACACCGCGCCGCTAGACCGCGACAATTCTGTTTTCGGCCGCGACTACTGCCACTCGGTCTTCGGCATCAACCGACGCCGTTCTGTTTTCGGTGCCGACCGCGATCGTTCTACTCAGATCAGGCTCGCCCAACTGGTCGTCGCTGGCCGACAGTGCGTCTGCACCGGATTCATCTGCGGCCATGGATCCAGACACAGGAACGACGCCAGCCATAGCGGCTGTTTCAGAGCCTGCCTCATCAGTAGACAAGGAGCCGGCCACAAGCACTGCGCCCGCGAATGACGCGGTATCTGTGCCAGCCTCAGAGCCGCCCAAGACACCGGCAACGCTAACGGCTCCAGACATCGCGGCAGCGTCGCTGCCTGCTTCAGAGGCGGCTACGCTCCCAGCAATCGCAGCAACCTGCGATCCGGAGCCAGAAAACGTGTCTGATCCAGTCTCGGCGACTACAAGCGTGCCGGACATGGAAACGGCGCCCGCGGCGGCAAGCGCATCTGCGCCCGCCTCATTAGCTCCAAAGGTTCCAGCTACGGCAACGGCGCCCACGCCAGCAAGGCCGTCTGACCCAGCTTCCGTAGCCGCAAGTGCCCCCGAAACAAGAACAGCACCAGCACTAGCAAATCCGTCAGCGCCCGCCTCAGCGGCGCCAAGCGACCCCGACACCAAGACGGCACCGGAACCAGCGAAGTCGTCTCCGCCCGCCTCTGTGGCAGCAAGTGCCCCAGTCACGGCCGCGCCCGCAGTCGCCTCTGTAATCTCGAGCCCGTAGCCGATCGAATCCGTAGATGTGGATGTCCACGTCAGTGATGTTGCCGGCGACGTCATGTCGTAGCTGACATTCAGCCTGACGTTGGTCGCCGGGGCTAAATCATAAATCTCCGTACAGCCTGTCGGCTGCGTCCATGTGGAGCCAGCGTTGCCGACTCCGAGCGCAACCAGAATAGATGTCGCCGCATAAGCCGACATCGTCACGGATGGGTCGCCGGCCGCGTTCACGTTGCTGTGGAAATTCGAGGATATCGAGCCTGTGCCTGATATCTCGAATACTTCGCAACCAACCTGCGTTGGTGTGCCGGTGGCTGTCACCGTAACGGTGCGCGCCGAAGGGCTGCCCCCGACATCCTGATAATAAATTGCGCCGCAGATGACGCCCGCGTCGATTCCTGACCCTGTGACTGCAGTCCAAGTGCCGCCGAGGTTATCACTGATCGTCGGGACTGCGGCCGTAGAGCCGCGGGCAGCGCACAGCGCAAAGATGCGGACGTTTGCCGAGGGCGTAAAGCTGGCTGACGTTGCCGTAGTTGCTGTGGCGCCAGCCGCTATTAGGTGCGTTGGCGTCCCGATCGCCATGGCTTAGGCCGCGTGTGTTACGGTCGCGCTCGACAGGGTGACATTCTGGCCAGACGTGATCGATACGGAATCAAGATTGATGTCAGATCCAGACGTTCCGACCGTAAGGCCGGTCAAATGCGCAGTACCGCCGCTGGTCTTGATCTGGGCCTTGGCCGCCGTGCCGCTTGCGCCAGCCGCTACCGTCGAGTTGTCAAAAACCAGCGTCCAGACGGCTCCGGAGACAGTGCCGCCAGCAGCGTCAAGCCCGAAAGTCGCTAGAACAGCATCAGCCGCGGTCAAAATCTCCAGCGTGCCGTTGGCGAAATGGTCGCGCGTCGCAGTCATTCGCGCGGTCTTCACCGCGGCGTTATAGGTAACAGCCATTTTGTGAATTCCCCGCGCTAGCCGCGTCTGTAGTTGCAGAGCAGCGCGTCAAGCGCCGTCCAATCATCAAGTTTCGCGTTCTCGCGAACCTCGTATGCATCGGCGATAAACAGCAAGATTGCGTGCTTCACAGCCGGAGGCGCGTCTGCGTAGCCAACGACGGCAGTGACCGTAATTCGCGAGCCAGACTGAATTGCTGGCCACTGCTGGCCGTATTTTCGAACGATCGCCGCCTCTAGCCCATCGTTGCGCAACTCATAGACGCTCGTCGCGAGCGTTTGTGTCGCGCCATCCGTGTCGGCATAGGTGATGGACGTGACGGACGAAACGGGAGCCTCTGGCAACCGTTCGAGATCGCAGAAGCCGTCGCACTTCATCTCAACAGTTTGATACGCGAAGCGCACGTTGCAGTATTTTTCAGCGTGGTCGCGAGCCGACTCGATCATCAAGTCAATGTCGGCGTTGTCATCATCAAAATCTATGCGCAGGCGCCGCTTGGCATCCTGCTGGCTGACCGGCTCACTCGCGGCCGGCGTCGTGATTGTCGTCGGATACCACATCAGCCTTGGTGCCCTTCTTGCCGCGGCGCTCAGGAGCGGACTGCACAACGGCGCGCTCAACTTTTCCTTCGGCAACCGGCACTGCGTAACCAGCGTCGATCAGCCTGATTGCTTCGTTCTGCGGAAAGTCACGCTCATCGCCAGGCGAGAGCGAATATTCATTGCCAGCAAGGCCGACCAACATCTTGATTTTCATACCAACTCCTTAGAAGAAGGCGGGGCCGAAGCCCCGCCATCCAACATTAGGCAGCAGCCATGACGAGGTGCTTGACCGCGGCGGTGTCTCCGAGCTCGCCGTCGAAGCGGATAAGCCCAGCCACGCCAAGGTCAGGCCAGAACCTTTCCCTGAGTACGCCTATTACAGGCGATCCGACCTTGCGGACGAAGTAGCGCGAGAGGTCACCGAAGATGACCGGCTTGGCCGAGGCGGCAATCGCAGGCACGTCATCGTTGATCGAGTAGTTGTAGCCAAGCAGCGAGCCAGGGACGCCGGTCTGAACGTTCCCCATAACCCAGAGATAATTTCCATCCCCGTCGCGCAGCTTGCGGATGGCCGCGAGCGTAGTATCGGCGAACATCCACCGAGCCTTCGGGGAGCGACGGTACGCCTGATTGACCGAGTGCAGAAGATCAATGAGCTCGTCGGAAGCAATGGCTGCCGCTGCCGCAGCAGTCTTGCCGGCGGAAGACGCCGTGACGACGCCATTCGGGTCGCCGGTGCCGTCGCCGACGGTGAGTTCGCGGTTGGCAATGCGGGCAAGTCGCTCACCGAGCAGAGAGCCGAGCAGTGATTCCATGTTGAACACGGAATCCTGCGCCAACTCCATCGAGAACTTCACGAACTCGGTGTCGTAGACGTAGGCGTCGAGTGCCTTTTGGCCGAAGGTGACATCCTTGCCGCCGTCATCCGTCAGCGCGGTGCCCTCGGTGTGCTTCTCCGCCGTCACAGCGGTATCATCCACTGTTGGGAGATTGATGCGATTTCCGCTTGCAGTGGTAAGGACCGTGCAGATCGACTCATCGTACATCGGGCCCCAATCTTTCATGGTGCGGATGATGATGTCTGCGAGCTCGACCGGAACCGTGTAGCCGCCGGCGGTATTGGTGCCAGTCGTCTGCATACGAAATTCCTTGGCGGACTCGACGCCTGCCTTCAGGACGGAGCGCTCTTCAGCAGAAAGCTCGCCAAGGTCGGCGCCGGAAGCAAGGAACTTGTGAAAGACATGACGGTAGCTGATGGGGTTCCCATCGTCCTGACCGCGGGCTTCGCCGTCGCCACCGTTCGGGCGCTTCTTTGCGCGCTCCTCGCGCTGACGCTCTTCGAAGCGGGATTCCAGAGCCGACATGCGCTCTTCACGTTCGATCTTACGCTCCAGGGCGTCGAATTCGGACATGATGGTGTCGTGGCGGGCATCGAGCTCGGCGGAGCGGGCTTCGTCGGTGTTGGCATTGATTTCGTTCAGAGCTTCGCGGGCCTGCGTCATAAGACGGCCGCGCTTCTCCTGCATCTCAGCAAGATTCATTGCAGTCTCCAATTTTTGGTGGGGTGGTGAAATGGCAGGACCGCCCTGCCCTCCGCTTGCCGCGCACGGCCCGCGGGTGACTACGGGTCAGTCCTGCAGGGATATGCCCCGAAATTTTTGCTCCATCGCGGCGCGCTTGCCGGCCACGCGGCGTGCGGCGGCGACGGCGTTCTGTTGGCTCCGCGATCCTGACCGCCACTGATCAAGCGATCGGACGCCAACCGTGGTGTCGGTGTAGGCCGGGAATGTGACGATCGACACTTCACTGATTTCGACCTTCTCCAGCGTACGCTTCGGCGGGTCGACGGTGTCGTCCCAAGACTGCTTCAGCGCTCGGAAGTCGAACGAGCAGCCGCTGATATCTCCGCGGCTGACCAGCGTGCCAACATCCTTGCCTAGCACCGTGTCTGGAAGGTCAACTTCAAACCGTAGGCCACGTTCGTCTTCCCAGAGGCGCAGCGTGCCGCTCTTGGTTCGGCCAAGAACGTTGCCGCTCTCGTGGTTGAAGAGGCACCGCACGTCGCCCTTGATCGTCTCGGCGAATGCGCCTGGCGCTATTTGCTCTGTAAAATACCCGCCGATATCCGTCGGCGAGTTAAAAACGGCTGCGAAGCCAACTAGCGTTTTCGTGCCGCTCTCATCGGCACGCAGTTCAACCTGCTGCGCTATGCGTTTTTCAATGTCCGTCATGCGGCTTGGTCCGCCTCGTTCTCATTATTATCGTTGGCCGGCGGCTCTGGGGCGCCAGCCTTGTTCTGCTGGCCGTAAGTCGCCGTTCCGAGCGGCGCCGTTGCTCCCTGCAGGAACAGGTCATCGCCGTGAGGCTTCGCTTCCCTGTTTTCCAGTGCTCTCGCCTCGTTGGGGGTCAGCAGCGCGTTCTGAACGGCCTTCGCCAGCCCATCCATGCGCGAAAGGAAATCGCCGCGCATTAACCCGTCGAGGACGTGCGCAATGTAGCGGTTCCCGCTGCTACGGCCGAAGAATTTGAGATTCAGTTCATCCTCCAACGCCCTCGCCCACTGGCCAATTAGGTGCTGAACGAGCATAAGATTCTGCTGCTCGGTGTTGGCCATAGTGCCATGCGTTAGATCCTGCAGAAACACCGGGGGCAGCTGATACGACCTCGCGATTTCTTCCACCTGGAATCGCCGCGCTTCGACCATCTGCCCCTTGGCGGGATCCATGCCGACGGGCTTTAGTTCGTTGCCGGGAGGGATTGGAAAAATCTGGCTGCTGCTCGATTTAGCCGCGCCGATCGCTCGCTTGATATCTTCATGCGCGCGTTTCAGCGCATCGGCGCCCTGCGGCAGCGGACCAACCAGCGCGAGTGGAGGAACGCCGCCGCCAGAGAAGAAATTGGAGCCGTAATCATTCATGGCGAGGGCAAGCTGGATAGCCTTCGAAGCCATGTTGATCGGGCCGTAGTGCCTCAGCCCGCAACTGCGGCGCATAAAGGGGACATCGATGACATCGGCGGCGTCGTATGTCTTGCCCTCAAACTCATATGTGACCCTCAGGCCAACGCGCTTGATCGTGGTTTTTGCCGGATCCATCGGCCATAGCGAGTCGATGCCCTGCGGCGTTCGTTCGATGTATGCAAGGCCACGCCCGCCAGTGAATACCTGCTGCCAGAACCATTGCCAGAACGCAAACGAGCCAAGCGCATCGTTGGGAGCGGCATTCACAACCGTCTCCAGCTTGCCGCCGATGCGCTTTGCGCCACCTTTGCCGTCTCTGTAGGCGTGCCGCGGCAGGGCGGCAAGCGTTCGCGAGAGGAAAGCAACCGCAGCCCAAACGGCTGGGACGCTCAATGCGCTGTCGATCGTGACTGCAGGTAGGTTTGCCGATTGAATGCCGAAGTATGCTAGAAAGTTTTCGGCGCTGACCGGAACCGTAGGGTTTTCTACACTTGAGCGCAATTCAGGCGCATTCCTTCGGGTAAATGGCCATTGCATTCAGAATGCTCCTAAATCCGCTAGTGAAAATGAAGGATCGTCCCACGCCGATGTAGCCGGCGGGATCGCACCCGGCAGTCCATCAGCCGCGGCACAGGTCGCCATAGCGATTGTCACAAGGCCGTCGATGCGGCCACGTGAACGCTTCTTGTCGAACGCACGATTGCCTTGCCCGTCGGCATCGACGAGCGCGTTGCCGGCGCACATGTATGTTACCGGGGACGCGTCGATGGTGATCGAGTTCTCTAGGATACGATCCTCGAGCCGTTCGATGGCACGCGGCATGCAAAGCGCTCGGTCCTCAAATACAACGCGCTTCCCCTGGCCGTGAGCGACCAACTTGAGCCCCTGCCCCTCGGGCTTGTCTGGACCCTCGTACTTCCAAGCCGCAAAGCCGATCTGCTCGCATGCGGCGATGAAGTCGGCCATACCAGCAGGGTCGAACGCTAGAAATTCAACGTCATGCTCGAAGCATAGCCTCTTCACCTCTGCGGCGACAAAGGTCTTGTCGATTACGGCGCCTGGTACTGCGGTTAAGTTGACGTTCGGATCCTCGCACCACTCGACATATTTTGCATTGTCGGAAAGAGATCGTTCAGCGAGGCCCTGTTTCGTGGTCCAGTACCAAGTTTTGGCATGAAGGTGGCCGCGCTCGTCCGCCCATACTGCCGTCAGAGCAGTAAGGTCGTTCTTGTCGCTGAGATCGAGCGACAGCCAGCACTTCCGCCCACGAAGTTTGTCGGGATCTACTCGCCCCTGTACGGCAGACCATGCGTCTTCTGCGATCCAGAAATCAGCCGCGCCGATTGGGATGCCGAAATACAGACGCTTCACCGAAAACGCCGTCGACAGCAGCACGCGTGCCGTGTTGACTTCGCCGCGGATGTTCTCGATTGGAAAGGTCACGCCCAGAGCAGGCAGCGATTTTTTCCAAACGGCCTCGTTTTCAAAGACCGTATCACGATCTTTTTTGTCGACGCGGCATATGAAGGCGAAGGCCTCATCGTCCGCGATCTCGCCTGTCGCGACCTTCTGGTAAAACTCGCTATATTCGGTTCCGACGATCTGTGTGGATGCTGGCGTGTTCGTGCCCAACAGCATCAGGCCGTCGCCAGGCATTTTTGCAATTGCCCGCTTCCATGTCTCGATCGAATCGTTGGTGCGAAACTCGTGGATTTCATCCGCCGCAACCATGATCGGCCGTGGGCCGCTAATAGCCTGGCCGTTCGCGAGAGACTGAAACTTGCCGCCGATTTCAGGAAATTCAATCTTCCAAGCGTTGTCGCCCTCGCCGCGGATGATCACCTCTCCGCGGGAGACGAGCGAATCCTCGTCGTCTTCCTCGCCACCCGGAATGGGCGCGCGGCACATAGCCACAGCGTCTTTGAACAGGACGTTTGCGGTGGCGCGGTCTTGGCCGATTGAATAGACCTCGGCACGCTTCACGCCGTACCAACCGCCCATGTATAGGCCCGTTGCGGCCATCCAGGGCGACTTAGCCTGGCCCTTACCCGTCTCAACCCACGCAGAGCGGAACCGCATTCGACCGCTTTCCTTCCGCCAGCCGAAGAGGCTGCCAGTGCAGAAAACCTGCCAAGGCAGGAGATTGAACGGCCTGCCCTCAGCGGCGCCGGCGGTGATCGAGAGCACTGCTGGCGCGAAACCGATTGCTCGCTCCGCATCCTTCGGGCTCCAATAAAGGCCCCGTTTCTGCCCGTCGCGCAGATCCTTCAAGTGCCGCTCAGCAGCGGCCATCTGGTGCTCGCCGGCAACGATTCTGCCCGCGACAACCTCTTCGGCGTACTGCGTCGTTGGGTCAGTCAGTTGCGGGCTTGAGGTACGCGTCGGCCGCGCGAGATTTCTTTTTGCCACGAGCCACCTTCGTTGCCTTCCCGCGGCTCAGCGGGTCCAATCCAAGCTTCGCCTCGAGGACGACTATCCGAGCGTCGGCGTGCTGCATTGCGGACCAATAGGGATTCCACTGCCCGATCTTTGCGCGCTTGCTAGAAAGAATCGTGCCATGCTCAGCCACATGCTTCGCTGCCTTGCGGTACTGCACCCGAAACTCGACGAGCCGGATTACGGTGTGGCCGTTTGCATCGGCAATGGTCCCGGCGGCGGATAGATCAGCCATTACGGCGCGCCATTGGCGGCTGGCCTCCTCGGCGTCCTCGGCGTCGACATAGCTTAAAGCCCAGTCGGGCTCTTGCTGCGCGAGGGACTCGGTATCGTTCACGTTCATCCCCTACGGGGATGGCGATCATCCCCCCTCTTCAGAATTACTCTCGGTGCGAACGCACCTGGGACGCGGGTACGGCGGCCGAACGGCCAGAGCTCGTCACTCACCCCCTCCGGCCCGGTTCCATGGGTGTTGTGGGTCAAGGGGCCGCCCATCGACGTCGCAACCGATGACATGACCGCGCTTCTCCTCGCGCTGGATAAGGCCATCGTGGTGCGGTTGACATACGCTCTCGTGATTGTTCGGCTCGATGAACAGAGCCCAATCTCCGCGGTGAGGAACGCGATGGTTCACAACCGTTGCTTCGGTAACAATCTCAGATTGGAGGCAGCGCTCGCACAAAGGCTGCCGTGAGAGCTGGACGTGGCGTGCGTCTTGCCAGGCCTTGAGGCCGTACCAGCGGTGATAACCGGCAGCCGTACGTGGAACCTGCGATTCCCGTCTGCATTGTTCCTCTGCCAATGAAAGGAGGCCTCTGGCTGTTGGCGAAAATTGACGACCGACCCTCGGTTGTGCCACTTTGGTGTTCAATCCAGGGGAGGAAGAGAACAGATGGCCGACATCATCAGAGAAGGCAGCTTTCGGGACGGCTTCGAAGTCGGCTACAGATCCATACGCGGAACAGCGGCCGGCATGCCCGGGGTTCCGGGCCAGCCTGGCACTCGTGGCAACAGCACGCCGTTCCTGATGGGTGTGCGCAAGGGCATTGAGCGTGCTCTGGGTAAGGATATCGACGACCTGCAGGGTTGACGCACCACGAACGCCCGGTGCCGGGAGAGCGCCTATATCGCCGAAAAGCAAAGCGGCGAGCTCGACCCGAAGGGAGCTCGCCTATTCGTAATCGTACGTGACCGCAACGGGACCGAAGCAGTACCAGCGACCGACGACAGTGCCATCGTCCTCGATGGCATCGCAGGCACCTAGACGCCACTCTTTGGGCTGTATGCTGAAAGCTAATCCCCACATAGGCGACCCCATAGACAGAGCGAGTGATGATGAATTAGTCTACCATTGGTTGGCGGGCGCAACATTTCCTGAGTGTCCTAACGGACAGGCTACGTGCCGCAAGCCTGCATTCGCAGTGCTGAGCCGCAGGTCTCCAACCTGTTCAGGGAAGGAAGTGCATGAAACTAGTGCGGGTGGCGAGGTATGTGTTTGTCAGATCATATGAGCGCGTTCGATTTGGACGTCTGGAACACGTCTGCGCACACGTTCGATCTTGGCCGAGGCAACTGAGCTTCAACTTCTAGCGGGCTTCACAAATCCGGGCGTCCGCCAACCACCGATAAAACAAGAAGCGGCAGGGAGCTCTCCGGTTTATCTGCCCGGTGCTCAACCCGCCGCTTGATTGCCATGTCGCGAGAGGAGGCGCGCCAGGCAATGGGGATTGCAGCGCACCGCGGGCCAGGAAGAGGGCGCGAGGCGATGTCGCGGGTCAGACCCTAGACGCTGCAATGCTGTACCGTGGGCGCATACCAGAAGGCAGAGACGAGACCACGGTGTACGAGTAACCAGACAGGGTGCGCGATGACTAAGCGTGTCTGGTCTTATTCGATAGCAGGCGGCGCCCATGCTGTGTGCCTTTGGTTATCTGCCGTGCAGCGCCGTAGCTGTGCACCATGCAGACCTGCTAGACGAGATGCCCATGACGAACCACAGACACCCCGCAGATTAGAAGAAACGAGCTCCGCTCATGGCGTAGCCAAAGAGTGCGAGAACAGCGGCGGCGCCAAGGACAATGCCGCCAATGATGCAAGCAGCAATAAGCACGCTCGTTTCCCCTTGATAGTTAGCCCCGGCTCATCTCTGGCCGAGGCTCCGTCGCAACTAGTATGTGCGCCCGGAAAGGTGCGGGATGACGGCTATGATGCATCATCCCTTCACTTTCATAGGGTCACGACTTGCGAGAAACTTCCCGCTTCTCAGGTTCGGCGCCGTATTCCGCCAGCTCCATGGCCCTGAGGAAGTTGTCATTCGCCGCTCGCAAAAGCCGCCTGCCCGCGTCAACGGCGTGCCGCCCGCGGTAGCCGCGCTTCTCTCCGAGTTCGGCTAGGCTCTTGGCGCTCATCGCTTCGGTGAGCACTCTAACGTGGGAGTCTTGCATGGCGTCGAGGCCTCGTTGGAACTTCTCGCGGTTTTCCTTTTCCGTGAAGATGTCCACCCAGGCCTGCGACCCGCTTTCGCCCTTTTTGCCTTTGCGGCCGCCGATGAAGAGCTGGCGGAGGTTGGTAGGGCTAGCCGGGAAGCCGTCGGGGCACTTGGTCACCGGCATAGTTGTCCTGGCCATCGCTTCCGCGAGCATCTGCCGGTCCTGCGCCTTGGTGGTCTGTTCGATCTCTTTTTTTTGTTCGGGCTCTTTTTTCCTCGGCCTCAGCTTTGGTGGCGTCGCTGCGCGGGCCGCACCCACCATCCACCGGTAGTGCGAATTGCCTCCAGATGTGTCCTCCTCGCCGCCCTTGTCTCTGGTGCTCTTTTCTCTTGTGCCGAGCATGGCGCCGACGGGCATTTCGATCTGTGCTCCCACGACCTTGTCCATGACAAGCTTCTGGCCCTTTTCTGTCTGGGACCCGTCACTGAAGCGAAGTTTGCCGATCCGAACAATCACCTTATGCTCATCGCCGTCCCCATCGACGTGGGTGCCGTACTCGAAATCACCGTCGACCGGGACGGCGTGAATTTCCCTGCCCGCGCGCTGTGCTTCATGGCGCCCGCCGGCCAGCATCATCGGCTCGGGCCGATACCTGACGATCACCTTGGCGAACGAATTTTCGAGCTCTTGTTCCGATGGGATGTATTCGACCGTGCGTTCTGTGCCGAAGCCATCCTCCGGTTGCTTGTTATCGTTGGCGGGGGCCAGGCGCCAATTGGATGATACGACGGGCAGAGGCTGGGTCGGTCCTTCCTCCGCGACCCCCGCTGGACGGCTACGTATCGCCAGCAACGCAGATAGCTCCGAGAGATCCCGGTGTCGGGGCTTCTCCGTCTTCAGCTTCCTTCCGAAAATTTGATGGTCATGCTTTGGCGCAGTGGCACGCCAGGCTTCGACTTCGGCACGATGTTCTGCGGTGGTGCGTTCAGTCATCATTTCCCCCTCGTTTTCCGATTCAGGTAGCGCGATAGAGCCGCCTCGCCTTTCGCGGAAAGAGGCAGGCTATAGGTCATGTCGGTGTTCCGCTTCCATGGACCGAGCATCTTTCGGGCCTCGAGTATCAACCTTGTCCGGTCATCAACACGCTCGTAGATGCTGTTGCGGCCGCTCCCCAAAAGGACTGCCTGGGCGTCGGTCAAGCGAAGCTCCTTGCTCGACCAGTTCATTGCTGCACCTTCAACCTTGGTTCCGGCAATTCCACGTCCTCAATGTCGACCGTAAGTTGGTTGGGCACTCCTGGCGCTTCCTCGAATTTCGCCACGATCGTCTGGCGAGCTCGCTCACCGTGCTCGCGCATTTCGGTCAGCGCCACTTCCCGTGTGATCGTGCATTCCCGTAGGGGCACGAGCACATTCTCGTGGCAGGCCTCGAATCCGCGGCGGAAAGCATCATCAGCGATGAAGCGGATCGCATCTCTTGCTGCATCCAGTGCAGCGTCGGTCTCACATAGGCGATCAGCCTCCGGGTCGAGCCGTTCTACCATTGCGGCGAATGCGCGGAGGTAGCGGTCTGTATCCCGCTCACTCTCGACCAGATGCGGGATGCTCCTCAGGTGATATTCGAAGATGTTCATCAGGTCTCCTTCCTATCGGGGGATGGCGTTCCCAGACGCCTCCCCCCTCTGAAAGAGGGGTAAAAGCTGGGAACGTGGGAATGCGTTTATTTTCAATAACTTAAACCGTTCCCAAAAATCTTGGGAACGCTGGGAATGGGAATGGGAAATCACGTCTTTTCAAATACTTAGCGTTCCCATTCCCATGGGAATGACCCGTTCCCAGGAACGTCTGGGAACGGATTTGCAGGTCAGGAACGCGGCGTTCCGGTCGAGAAATTCCCCAGCCCGATCGCGAATGTACCGCCCGGAACATCAAGCCACTTGGCGGTCTTTTCGCCCCGCGCCGCTGCACGTACGATCTCGCCGCGCTCCAGAGCTTGGGTGGCAAGCGTGTCGAGTTTGCCCTTGGCGAGCGCACGCAGCTCCACTGGGAGCCGCTCATGCATTTCAAACAGCCCGCTGGCGCCGGTCTTGGTAAAAGGCGAACCAGCAGCGGCGGCGGCCTCAACGGCGATGACAAGCGCGGCTCGCAGATCGTCTTGGGGCGGTGCGGATGCACCTAGGCCGGCGGTCCTGTCGACCAACAGTCCGTGCGCATTGCGAACGTACGTTGATACGATACGTCGGGCCGCGCCGTTGGCCTTCACAACGCCACCCAGGACCACCTTTGCCGGCTGGAAATCCGTTCCCAGATCCTTGCAAACGCGCTTCGCCCTCGCCTCCTCGGCTGGCCACATGGCATACGCCAAGCGCAAACCATCCACGAGGGCGGTACTGCCGCGGATGGCGTCGCGTGCATCACCAAGCGTCTCGATTGGCTTGGCAACCTTGCGCATGTGATGCGCTACCAGCGTCGCGGCGCCTGTCTCAGTAGCCAAACGCGACAATGACGTGCACACGAACTGTCCTGCAGCCGGATCCTCGTTCAGCGGGAGATGGGCAAAACTTGCTAGCGGATCGAAGGTGATGAGGCGCAGATCTGCAATCGACGCGAGTTCGTCCCGGATTCGCATAAAGTCGTCTGTCTCAACTAGGCCCTTCTTCTTGTCCTCGCGCCAGAATGCTCTCGCACCCCCAGCGGATGGCAGCGGAACGACGATCATTCGCCGGCCAGCCTCGCTGAAGCGCATGCCTTTTTCATCGAGTGCGGCGATACGGCGATGCACTTCGTTCGCGTCGTCCTCCGACGTGATCATCACCGACGTCCCCTCAGCGACGACTTTTCCGCCAAAGATCGGCGCCGAGAACGGGCTTTGGCCAAAGGCAACACGCCGATGGAGCTCGAGCAAAGCGAATGACTTCCCGGTGTCGCCCATTGCCGACACCATGCCGGGAATGCCAAGGGGGATCACCCCGTCGACCAAATACTCGACTTTCGGCGCCTCGCCGACAAAGCGGCTGACTGGCCAGTCGAAGATGGAAAATACCCGCGGTTCGGCAGGCACGGCGCCGTCGTTCGCTTGCTCCGATAGTGGTGCTGATTTCGCAGTAGCCGTTGCCGCCAGCCTCATAGCCCTTTCGTGCGCCTCTTCCGGCGAGATCCAGTCTCCACGCTCGCTGCCGCCGCGGTGCTTCGTCGCGATCGCAGACAGATCTGCGCCGCCGTCACGGGCCAACTGCGCGACCGTGCTCAAGGTGACGCCTTTGCCCGCCGTGAAGCCTTTCCATCGCCCAGCCACTTCCCCCTTTCTATATTTCGACCCGCGTGCGCTCCACGCATCGGCAATAGCGAGTCCGGCGGCGCCCAGGGCACCATGGACGGCCATCAACACGGAAACCCAGTCCTGATAGCCAACGTCAGGATCAATGAACGAAAGCAGTTCCTCGACTTCGGCAGCGCCTGCAGGTGCGTTGTCATTTGCAGGCGTGTGGTCATGCCGCGGCGGGTGCTTGGGCGTGCGGACGATGTCGACCAGCCACTTAGGGGCTTCCGCAACCGCTGCCGTGAAGCCACCAGGGGTATCGCCTCCCAGGAAGTCATAGAACGTTCCGTCTGGGAACGTGCTGCCAGCGGCAATAACGTAGCCGCCCTGCGCCCGTATATCGATGTCTACGGGAAGGCTGCCAGTCGACGTGGTCAGTCCGTCGACATGTTTGAAGAGAAAGTGAGATCCCCCCGTTGCCGTCTGCACGACGACGGTCGGTGGCAACGGCGTGTGCTCGGCCTCGAGCGCTGCGAGACTGACGTCCCCGTGCTTGCCTTCCTTCACGTCCACGTCGAGCGCGAAAAAGCCTGTTGTTTCGCCCGTCGGGATGCCGACCAATGCCTCTGGATTCCGCCTCCACCATTCGCGCACGATTTTTTCGTTCGTGCTAGCGCCGTACAGACCATTTGATGTCAGGGGGCTTTTGGGGCCGTACACTCGGCCCGTGTGCGTATCCATTTCTTCCGAGACGCGGCAGGGAAAGACAGGAATCCCGGCTGCGATGTATTCGAGCGCGACGGAAAGGTTATCCGCGCCAGTTGGTCTCTCTGATTTAGGCTGAGCGGCGGATGCGTTCATTGGCGGTCAGGCCTCCCAAGGCGGCCGTCGCTGCGGCCGTTATCTTCTCTGCGGTTTCAGGATGAAATGTTGCGACGTGGCGCCCTGCAGCGTTCGGGGCGATTGTCCTGCGCCGCCCGTCAGCAAATTCGCGAAGCAGCAGGCCGAACAGGCGCACATGACCAAGCTCAACATCAAAGTGGGCAACGGTTCGACAACCGACGCCGAGCGGCGCCGGTCGTATCGAGAGGATGACGGGATCCATCAAGCGGCCTTGGCCACGCGGGCAGCGATCTCGTTTTGCTCCGCCTCGTATTCCTTCTGCCAATCTTCGAGAGAGGCGAATACGTTATGGTCACTGTCATAGACGCCGCCGGCCGGATCGATGATTACCGCGTAGTCGTCGTTATCGCCGTAGCCCTCGAAGATTGGATAATTTCCAGACGGGCAACAGCGCCACGCGATTACCGTGCGGTGCTTGTACGTGAAGACGCCGTCGTCCCATCGGTATGCGAACACAGCAACGAAGCCGGGATTAGCCGGGATTACCGGGATGAAGTGCTCATTCACGTCCGAGTAGGCTTCACAGATCTGCTCTCCGCCCGT